ATTGCATCTCTACATGGTTCTGTTCTTCCGCTTGTTAATACACACGCCATTTGCTATATTGTTTTAAATAAAAAAGGTGGTAGTTTGTCTATGAAACGTACCACCTTAATTACGGGTTATTAATTATTATTAGTTTCCAGTGTTAGTAATACCGTAAGTAATTACATCTTCTGGATTTGCTACTTGCACGCCATCTGCCCATTTCATAACAACATTTACGTTATCAGAACCATCTAAAGGCTGTTGGTCAATTAAATCTACTCTTTGAGCATCAGCAGTTTCACCAATACCATAAAATAAGTTATCAGCGTAAGTTGCAAACATTACATCATCACTCATACCAGAACAATGAATTAATGGTACACCTTGAAAGTTTAATTCAGTAGTTCCTACATTGAATCTATCCAAATATCCTAAAGCTGCTTGTGCTGCTATGTAATGCTTGATGATGTTAGTTCCACATCTGATAGCAAAAGTATCATTTGAATATAATGCTGAATCAGCCGCATCTACTACTAATTGTAATTGTGCTATAACGTTAGCTGCTGTTACAGTAGTTCCTGCGATTTCATAAGCTGCTGGTTGTAATGGTTCGTTAGTAAAGATAGTTTCAAAACCATCAAACTCACCTGCTGTTGCAGTTGCACCTTGCCATATTGTGTTCTCTCTTGATTCAGCTACATTACCTGCTACTAAACCAACTAAATGTGAAGCAAAATCTGGTGCTAATCCAGACCAGTAAGAGCTACCCATATTATCAAATGTAGGTCTGTATTTAGACTTACATAATTTTAAATTCACTTCTGCACCTTCTACTTCTAATACACGCTCATCACGAGTTACAGTTCCTACATCTGTAAAATCACAAGTTGCATCACCAATTAAACCAGAAAGATTTAAACGTGGTATGTTCCATTTAAAACGGATACCATCTTGTACATTTACACCACCATTTTGAATAGATGTTGGTTGTTTTAAAATTGCTGAGAAAAACCTGGATGCCGCTTCCCCTGCATAATTACTTGAAATTGTTTCTGTTGTTGCCATTTTTAATTTTTGTTTTTAAATTACCAAACGTTATTGGCTAATGCTTGGAATACGTTAGTTTTAATACTGTTTTTGTTGTAAGATTTCATTTTAACATCTGCATGATCCTTTTTTACCTCTGGCGTTACTTTTACAGATTCCGCTTCTGGTGTTTTTGATAATTCAGCTTTTAAAGTTTCAATCTCTTTTTCTTTTTCGGCTAAAACTGAATCTTTAGCCATTAAAATTTCTTCTTCTTCTTCTTCTTTAGGCTCTAACATCGCTTTGATTTCTTCAACCATAGTTTTAAGTTCTGTTAATTCCTCTTTAGTAGCATAAACCTCTTCTTTTGTTTCCTCTACTACTTCTTCTTCTTCTGCCAGTGTTACTTCTTCTGCAACCACCGATTCTTCTGCTTTCTCATCTTTATTTGAAAAGAAAGTTTTAACCCCATTAAGAACATCGTTCACAATAGAATCTTTTACTTCGTTTGTCATTTTTATTTCAGATTTTAAATTTAATTTTGTTAATCCTAAGACCGCATCTATACTAAAGCCTTTTATATCACCGCTTTTTACTTTTTCCCATACTTCATTATTATCTACCTTCATCATAGTTACCCATGTTCCTTTTTCATATTCCTTACCGTAGGCGTTTGATTTATCATTTTTTGGATCTTCTACTATCCAACCTTCAACAACGCTCATACCTTCTAATTTTACCTCATGCTCTAAAGATGAATTATTATTAGCTTGGTTCTTAAAAAACTCATGTGCTAACTTTTCAATAGTTTGCTCTGAAAACGTAATATAAAATTCATTACCATCTATATTTCGATAAATCTTTTTATTTGGGATAAGTGCTGCACCCAGTAATAAACGCTTTTCATCATCAACTTTTGCAAATTCTATTTGCTGTGGTTGTTCGGATAAAGCTATCCATAAATCTTCCATTGCTGGATTTTCTACAACTGATAAAGCGTAAACACCTTGCGTTTCGCCTTCCTTAAATACTGCTTCGTAAACTGGTATCATATCTTATAACGTAATTATTTTAATTTTTGTTAAAAAAGATGAAATATTTTTTTTATATTGCACCTGATAATATTCATTTTAGGTTGTTTGATTATCATAATTTTTTATTTGGTTAATTAGCTAAAAGCACTTATTAATTTAGGTGCTTTTTTATTATCCTAAACTTACCGTGTCAACTATGTTTCTGTCTAGTTCTTGTTGTGATGTTACATTACTACCTACTACATAAGCCTGTACTGGCTGCTGATCTTGTTGTAATGATTCTGCTAATTGATTAACACCACTTGTACCAACGACGTTAAAAGATGGTGCAGATGCACCTCCACCACCACTAGAAGCACTAGCAAAGTTGGGTTTTGATTTACCACTTGAATCGGTACTTAATATTTTAGCAACGTTTGCAAATCCAGCAATACCAACAGCAGCAGCGTTAGCAAATCTTAATGTTTGTGAAGGTGTAAAATCTGTTGTTTCTGCTAATGCTTTGTTAATACCTTGATATGTAGATAAAACCGCTTGTGCAATAGCAATACCTTTAGCACCAGCACTACCTTCTTCTGCAATTCCATCTAAAGCATTTAATACATTCCCCGCTGTTTGTACTTTATAGTCGGCTAGTGCATCTTCTCTTCTTCTATCCTCTTCTGATATTTTTTCTCTGTTTACATAAATGCCAGTATCAATTTTTTCTATTTGTTCAGCTGTAGTAATTGCATTCTGTATTTTTGCTTGACCTTCTAATTGTAAAATACTACCTATTTCTGCTTTACGTTCTTCTAGTAATTTTTTTCTTTCGGCTTCTAATTCTGAATTAGCTTCTCTCCTTGCAGTAGTTACTTCGGCTGTTAATGCCTTTTGCTTTCTTAATCTTGCAGTTTCTAAATCAATTACTCTAGCTCTTAAATTAGCTTCTTCGTCTAAGTCTGCTTTAGTACTTTTACCTAATGCATTCTCTGCTACTTTTGCGCTTAATCTTAAATTTGATGCTTCTATTTCTCTTTTGGTTATTGCTTCTTCAATTTTTGCAGCTTCTTCTAAGGCTTTTATTCTATCTTCAACCAGTATATTTTCTTTATCGGCTGCCTTTTCTCTTAATTCTGCTATATCTCTATTTGCTTTCGCTCTAGCCACAATTAAAGAACGTTCTTTTTTGTCTGCTTTTGCCCTTTTATCCGCAATATTTGCAGCGATATTTGCTTCTTTTAATGTTTCTTTTGCAAAGTTTTTAACCGCTTCTGTTGCTTCATTAAATGAATCTGTAATACTATCCACACCTAACGCAACTTTTCCAACTGCATCAGCTGCAACCTTACCAGCTTCTGAAAATTCACCACTAAATAATAAAGTTATTGCCTTACCTAATTTAGGTAATAATTCTAGTAATCCTTTAAACCTTGTTATTATGTTATTTTTAATTAAATTAACAAAATCCTTTATAGCTTTTTTAGGGTTTTCAAATGCAGATATAATGTTTTCGCCTAAATCTGCAATAAGGTCTAAAAACTGACCTGTTACAGCACCTATAACACCCATTAATTTAGCAAACTTATTCTGACCTTCCTCACTACGTTTAAAAGCTGCTATAAGAGATGTAACTGCTATAACTAAAGCACCTATCCCTGTGGATATTATTGCGGTTCTTAAAGTTTTAAACCCACCAGCAACACTTTTTAAACTACCTTTAAAAGCATTAAATTTAGTAATAGCACCACCAGTAGCTTTATCTAAAGAGTTACCCATAGATTTAGTAGAAGCGTTTGTGTCTTTTATACTATTATCTACGTTTTTAAAGTCTTTTTCAAGTTTTTCTACATTTTTATCGCCATCTACATCAACTTTTATCTTTATAACTTTTGTTACACTCATTACTTATATCTTTTACGTTGTTTCCATGCTTTTTTAAAGCTGGTGGTTAGTTCAAATTTTCCTTTTGCTATATCTATTCTATCTGACTTACCATAAAAGTCATCTATTGATAATAATGTTATAATATTTTCTATCATACTGCTAAATGTGTTCTATTTACACTTATGTATTTATCACTAATATCTAAAGC